CGTGAACGTAAATCCGGTTAGCTATCGTTGTATTCATCACGCTCCTCCTTCCATTTTCGGTTCTGTGCCATCCACTTATCCAGCGGACATGTCTGTGTCCGGATCTCGTATTCCGTCATCCGGCTGTTGCCACGGTGCCGGAGTATTTCCATTCTTTCCAGCGGTATCATCCACACGGTGCCGTCCGTCAGCCGGATCGCAAAGTAGCACAACTCCATGCCGCGATTCTGGAATAACCGCATGGCAAACTTCTGATTTTCCTCAATCCGCGAGAAGGGAAATCCCTTCTCATCTGATATCACTTTGCAGTCAATCAGTGTGTGGAATTTCCCTTTTACGGCGATAATGTCCGCAGGCTGTCCGGCTTTATTCTGCTGCATGACATGACACCAGAACCCGTTTTCAGCCAGTGTCTTTGCCAGTTCCTGCTCAAACCGTCCGCCGGTGGATCTGTTGTCCGTCTTAACCATCGGACTTCTCCTCGCAGTATCCAAACATCACAGGTTTCAGATACCCAACGACCGGCTTCAGTTTGCCAACGTCAATTCCGTACAGTTCATGCAACTGGAAATCGCCGATCAGAAACTGCGGTGTAATGCACGTTGCCATCTGGCACGGGCCTTTACTGGTGTTCACCAGTACCCTGTCGCCGACACCAAGCTTTTTGCTGGCTCCTTCCGGTGCGCGGAACGTGAATACCTGATTGCAGTTAGGGTGCTTGCACTGGACTATCTCAACGAATTCGACCATATTATTTCTCCTTTCTATATAGGCTCCGGATGCCGGTCACAGCCGGTGCTTAATCCGGAGTGAACGTGGCGATGCGGGATGGGATTTGCACCCACCAGTGATGTTTATCGGACGTTACATCAACGACTGATTCGCGGGGAAACTTATCCGTATATCTCCCCTTGCCGTGTGTCTACCTATTGCACCACCGCATCATAACTAACTCAGAACGGAAGTTCCGCATCCGGAACCGGCGTCATGTTCACCGGCACTTCCGGTTCGGCCGGGGCCTGCGCAGCACCGTCCTGCTTCGGTCCGCAGAAATGTGCTCCGGAACAGGTCAGCACAATCTTGCTCCGTTTTTGCCCGTCTTTCTCCCACTCTTCCGTGTTCAGTTTTCCTTCCACAAGGATCTCCTGACCCTTCCGGAAATATTTCCCAACGAACTCGCCCAGGGCGCCGAACGCCTTGCACTCCAGGAAGCACTTGTTCTCCCTGTCCTTGATTTTCTCACTCCACGCCACGCGGAAATTGGCAACTTTGATTCCGCTGTTTGTGTCCCGCACTTCCGGATCAGCTACGAGACGTCCCTGCAAAGCCAGATGATTCAACATACCCAGTAATCCTCCTTATTCTTCCGCAGCTGCCATCAGTTGTGCAGCCAGATCATTCTCCGGTTCATTTACGGGAGCGGTAATCTCTTCCGCCTTGACCGTGTTCGCCGCTTCCAGTTCAGCCTTGGCTTTTTGTCCGCAGTCTACGCACAGGCATTTGCCATATTTCTGTTTGCTGGCACTGGCAATCTGTTCTGCCGTAAAATTTGCCATGCCGGTGATCGCCTTGCCGCATCCTTCGCACTTCGGTGCGACATACTTACCTCCGGTCGGAACTTTGTCACGGATGCGAATACCCTTGCCCTTTTCGCCTGTGCCTGGATTGCGTACTCCGTCTTGCAGGTACAGTTGGATCTTCTTCCCTTCCAGTGCCTTGGCCGTCACCTGGCCGAACAGTTTCTTCAGCATCTTCCAGTTCACCCTGTTCAGCACCAGCGGACGAACCTCGTTAATGCCGTTCGTTTTTTCCTCTGCGAAGGTAATGACCTTCTTCTTTTCCTTGCCTTTCGACAGGGTGATCTCCCCGTTGTAAAGGTGTTTGATCGTCAGTACAGGTTCGGTGCCTTCGTCAATGTCAATGGCACCCATGTAGTCCGCATCCCTGGGCAGGCTCTCATCGCCTGTCAGCGGTTTCATGTTCTGCAACTCTTTCGGAATCATACATTTTCCTCCTCTCCATCCATACTCCACCATCCAGGCAACGCAGTCTCATTCGGAACGTCATCCACATACCCGTTCCAAATGTCCACCATATTGCACTCGTGATACTTCTCCAGCAGTTCATGGAACTTCGCCACGCCGACTTTCATCACGTCCTCGCTGACCTCGATCACATTGACCGCATACGGGGCATCCTTTTCCTGTGCCACAAACACGAACCGTACCGGCATCTCCGGATCAATAACGTGCTTCAGTCCTTCCGAATAGAACCCGGCTTGGAAGTAGTATCCGAACGAGAAGATCGACCGGTTGAACTGCTCCGTATCCGCATGAGCAGTGGTCTTGTAGTCCACAATGGTGTATTCAACACCGTCATGGATCAGGATATCCAGCTTCGCCTTGCATTTCTCGCCGGTTTCCGGATCGGTCCACATCAGCGGAACTTCCGTCTGGTGCTTGCCAAACACCAGTTTCTTTGCCAGCGGACAGGCCATCAGAGCCTGTTTCATCTCTTCCATCTGGTCGATCTTGTCCTGACCAATCGGCGTCTTGTCTTCGTTCTCAGCCATGAACGCTTCCCACGCAGCCTTGCCGTCCTTGGTCCGCTTGTCCACGTTGGGCATTACGGCATACTCATTCCAGAAGTCATCGCCTTCCAGAATATACTTGTGACACGCACTGCCGAACGCCATCGCCGGTGTCTGCTCCATGGGATGCTCCAGGTAATACCTGAACTTCTCCGGAGAATCATTCATCCGCCACAAATCCGATCTCCGGATTCCTTCCGCCTGGTTGTACTCCATCTCAGTCATCTGATCTTTCCTCCTGTTTTCTTTCAAAGTCTTCCCATTCTTCTTTGGTCATTTTGACCGGCACCATGTGCCGTTTTGCCCACTCATGGATAAACACAATCACGCCTGCTGCCCCGCCGATAAATCCGGCAAGAAAATACCAGATCAATTAACCACATCCTTCCATTATGACGGGGATTTCGGTGCCTGCACACCACGGCTGTCCCCTACCGGCGGCATAGTCCCCCTTTTCCTGTGTCCACTGATGAAACTGGTTGATGCGTTGCAACTGAAAAGATCAGCAATCACTCCGAGGAGGACACATGAGAGAGGTGGCACATGTTCAGGGTTGTACCCTTTGCCTTTGTATGATTACCGGTCCTGTCCGGACCGGCGATGTGTCTGTTTGTAACTCCACCTCATCTTTCTCCACATCTGCCGCTTGGCATGTTCACTCAGTGTTCCTTTGCCTTCCTGTCTGCGATGCTCCGCTTCCTTGCGCTCGTCCATGACATTCCGCCAATCTTTGTATTTGATGCAATTTGCATGGCATCCGGTCTTGCGCTCATTGCATTCGTAGCATGGGCATCCGTTCATCGGTGCTTTGTTCCAACCCATATCAATTCTCCCATTCCGCCAAATTGTAGGGACACAGGAAAACTCCGTCATAGTGATCCATCGGCAGGATCGTCACCAGCAGTTGGTAAAGCTTGCACTTCCGGCACTCTTCATTATCCATCGTGCAGTCACGGCACTGAGTCTGAGCCGCATCCACCAGTTCACGGAATTCTTCCTTCTGCACGACCACATTGTGTGTGGTCGGCGTGAACTTCGGTACAAGCCGGACTTCATAATCCATGCCGATATTGACCAGATTCTTCCGCTGTTTCTCCGGCACGGTCTGCCGAATCTCTGTCAGCAGCTGAATCCCGTCATCTGCCAGTTTTTTCATCCGGCCCTGGCCGTCCTCGATCCTGTCCAGCCGTTCGCTCAGATCATCCTGTGCTTCCACCAGTGCTGACACCGCATGAGCCAGAAACTGTAGGCTTGTCTTCTCATTTCGCGTCAGATCCCATGCATCTTCCCTGCTCGGATTCGCAAACATCATCCAGCCACACTCCTCGCACAATCATTCCGGTGCCGTCTGTATCCCCATTCACCGCCGTGTTCCCGTACCCCGTGGCACAGTTCGCCATGTTCGTTTACGTATGTCATCGGCCCACCGGAACGCCGGTACTGGTGAATCTCCGGATCGCAGGCAACCCACCGTCCTGTGTTCTCGCAACGGGTGATCAGAATCTGCTTTCCGCACCGCTTGCAAAATGTAAAGTACTGATTAATCATTCGTTTCACCGTCCACTTGCAGGAATCTTGACTGGACATATCCACGGTCTGTCACGCTCCATTCGCTTGTCCGGAACCACACTGTCACGGTGCTTCCAGGCTTCAGCCATCTGATCCGCTCTCCGCCGATGCACCTCCGGGCGGCCAGTCTGCCTTTGCTGACGACCGTGGCCGTCCGTCCGATGTATTCCGGTGCTTCGTCTACCAGGTAAACGCTCCGTACCCATCCGACTTCGCTTTCGCTTGCCATGTCGGTGAGTTTCGTGTAGCCATTCCGAACCTTTCCGGATGTTTCGACCGCAGTTCCAGGCGTCAGTTCGCTGGTGGCCTGTGCAGTCTTCTTCGGACTTTCCCGAACCAGCAGCACATCGTCCGGTGAGCAGATCACCCACATCTTTTCCGCTTTCACCTGCCCACCAAGCCAGTCCACACACTGGATCATCAGCCAGATGGCAAGAATCAGTGCGATCATTTCCAGCACGGTCCGCAGGATCTTCCAAACCTCTGTGTCACGGAAACGCTTTTTCATGGTCATTCCTCTTTCGTAACTTTGTCGATTTCTTTGAATACGCTTGCGAGTTCAACCAGTGTGGAATACTTGGCTTTAAACTGTTTCAGTTCTTTCTTGGCAATGGCAAGCAACTGTTTCCGCTTTTCGGCATCGTTCATGATCACAATGGTCGGCTCGTAAGTGCTTTCTTCCGTGTCGATCTTGAAGAACGCTCTCACATACACCGGTTCTTCGCTTTCCGTTTGTTCCAGCGTCACAATCTGCCGGACCAAGTTTCTCGCCTGTTCCTGCCTGAACAATTCAGCAGCAACACTGTCATTCCACTCAAACGCAGGATGAAGCGGTGCGTCTTCAGGTCTGCTTGCATCCACAATGTCCTTTGGTTTGCTCTTGCCTTCCTCATAAAGCCTGTGAATTTCTTCACCGGCGACCTGGGCGGGTACTTTGTTGAAGTACCCTGTCTTGTACCTGTAAACCATTGTTTAACCTCCATCATTATTGATGCTTCCGCACCTGCCAGTCCATGCCCGTCCATGCCATTTCAATCCGTGCCTCAACGAACCTTAACTCGCCTGCCTCGCCTCACCTTGCCAACTGTACCCTGACGAGCCATAACTAACCCCGCAAGGCCCTGCCACACGCCGCCTGCCGAAACTTGCCACATCCGTCCTCAACACTCCAGACCCTACACCGCCAAAGCATACCTCGCCTATCCTGCCGAACCTTTCCTTAACAAAGCATACCAAACCATAATGAACCGTAACGCACCTTAACTCGCCAAACCACACACTGCCTGCCTTGAGCGGAACCGTACTCACTACTGCTTGCCGGTTCCGCATTGCCTGCCTTGTGTCAGTTCATTGCCTCAACCTTGTATGTTCCGAACGATCCGTCCTTTTCCGGACGCCACTCGCCGATTCCGCACGTAAATCCGCCGATGTTGATCAGGTTGATAATCTGTTCCAGAGTCAGCGGACCGTTCACGTTGTAGGTCAGTTTCAGATCCATGTACCATTCGTCAAACTGCGCTCTGTGCCGGATGTCTGCCGGACTTCCGATTGAGGCTAAACGAACCATGTCCTCACGAATGTGCGGAACGCTTCCCTTTACTTCAGCCAGCATGTCCGGCCCCTCGCCTTCAATGAAGAAAGCCGCACGGATCTTGGTCTTCGGAATGCCAAGGTCATTGTAGGAGGATGCACTCGCCGTTGCCTGCTTGATTGCCGTCACAGGGAATCCCCACCTGGCACCATTCTCAACGGCTTCAGCAAAGTTCTTCTCACATTCCTCATCAGAACTTCCGGTTGGTTCTTCTGTCAGCCAGTATGCGCTGCTGATAAAGTCAGCAAACGGAACCTTCAGTTCACGAGTCTTGGTTTTGGTTTCCTTCGTCTGCTTGTCCAGGATCATCCGCTTTGCTTTCTCGCTCCACTTATGCATGATCAGAGGAGCGGTTCCACGGATACGGACATTCACGGTTTTGATCTCAACTGGTTTGATTTCGATAACATCAGTAGTCTTTTTCACGGTAGCCATAATGAAATTCCCTTTCCCCACATATGTGGTCTTGAATTATTTTTGCTTGCTTGATATAATGGTTTTGTAGTTTAGCCTTTATGATCGTTGATGTGCTACCATCAGCGGTCATTTTCTTTTTGGTGCAATCAATTCACATCCCTCCTTTCTCCATACCTGCCATGCCAGTCCGGACCCTGCATGACCTTGCCCCAACGGACCACGACATTCCCAGCACTGCCGTGCCAGCCGAACCTCGTCTCGCCTAACAACTCCACGCCTAACGTCACCTAACTCTGCCATGCCCAACCCCAACTCGCCAAACGCTGTCTAACCCATCGTCGCCTTACCTTGCCTGCCTTGCCTTGACGCACACAGCCTCGCCGAACCGGTCCATGCCCTTTCTTGCCCCACATAACCTCGCCTAGCCTGCCGTATCTATTCAAGAATTTCCGGCATTGCTATCGGAATTCTCGAATCTCTCTGGTCATATACAAGCATCGGAACTTTACCGGTTGCCCAAGCAATGAAGCCTTCTCTTGGAAATCTGAATGAATGTCCGCATCTGCAAGCCGGAAACCCAAGCCATTTGATGTTTCGCTCACACTGGTCCCTGATGACTTGCTGATCCATGTGGAGACATTCTGCAATTTGCTTCACGGTCAAAAAGTCGCAGTCGAGTTTTTTGATTTCAGCCAACCTCACTGCAATCACCATGCCTTATTTTCCGATATCGGCAATCCGTACACGGACCACCGAGATGCTCCATTTTGTAAGAACCGCACAGTATACAAAGTTCGTTCGCACAGTTGGTCAGTTCTTTTTCCAATGCCTTGATCCGCAGTTCCATTTCAGTTTCTGTCATTTCCATTCTCCTTCCGGTGTCGGTTTGTATCCGCAGTTGCCCAGCATTTCATTTAGTCTGTCCCGGCTGACCAGATTCGGTTTAGGCATTTTCGGTTCACGCTCTTCAGCCTTCCGAATAAAAACATCCGTAACCTGTTCGTCCGTCAGCGTTTCGTCTTCCAGAGTCCGCATCGTAAATGTAGAATGAAACTCGTCTTCAGGCTGCGTTTCTTCTCCTCCGTTAATGATGAACAGTGCTTCCTGCAATTCGCTTGCAATCCTGTCAACCAGGTTGACGCTGCCATTTCCACACATAGTTCTGATAATGTTGGCTACGTTTTCTGCGTTTCTCACAGAACGTACAATCCGCAAAATTGCGTCTCTTTCAATTCTCATGTTACACTCCTATCGTTTGTTCTACCGCTATTTGTGGTTGCTTCATGTAAAAAAAATTTCTTCTACACTTCTGCCGTAAAATTTTGCCAGTTTAATCTTGGCAAAGTCTGGTGGCACACGAACGCCTCGCTCCCAAAATTCAAGGCTGGAATATGCTACGCCGATTTTTCTGGCAACCACTGACCTTGGGACGTCTCCGCGAAACTGTCGGAGTTTTCTTCCGATCTCGACCGGATCTAAGTTGTATTCCATTGTGGCGATTCCTCCTTTCGGATTCAATGATACCACATATAATGGCAGAGTCAACCCTAAATGTGTTACAATTTTGTTAATTAACTGTTGATTTTGCTTAATAATTGTGGTATCTTTACCTCAAGGGGTGATAATTTTATGAGCAATGATTTCAGTTTTGTTAATAAGAAACTCGGCGAAAACATAGCACGACTCAGGAAAGAACGCGGATATTCCCAAAAGAAATTTGCAGACATTATTGGGTTTTCTCAAAGCATTCTAAGCGCATGGGAATTAGGTGTCAGGGAGATGAGTTTGGAAACCATTTGGAAAATTGCCAATAGTTTTAAGGTCCCTGTCAGTTCACTTTTGCCGCTTGCTTCTTCCGGAATTGCCGAAGAGGAAGCACAGGCAATTGCCGAACGCATCAGTTCCGATCCGCAGTGGCGTGAGGTTTTCCAGATTATCGATTTCATGCCAGCGCAGAAACGGGAAGCACTGTTCGCCATGATCAAGGCAATGAAGGAGTAATTATGCCAAAGCCAAAGGTTCGCGGCAACGGTCAAGGCACGGCATACAAGCGACCCGGTCAAACCACCTGGACCGTGGAAGTTGTTGTTGGTAAAAAGTATCCGAACGGGGATATCACAAAGCCGAAACGTCCAGTCCGGAAAACAAAAGGTGGATTCAAAACCAAAAAAGAAGCGTTAGACTACGTTGCCACTCTTCAGAAACAAGGCGATAAGCGTGTTGAGATGACCATGGAAGAAGTCTGGTTCGACTGGAAAGAGTTTTACCAGTCCAGAATCGGATCGTCTACCATGGACAATTACTTCTATGCTTACAAGCACTTTGCTCCCCTGCACGGAATCATGATGGACAGGATCAAGGCTGAAGATTTGCAGAAGTGCATGGACGAATGCCAGTCCGGAAAACGCACCCACGAAAACATGAAGTGCATTGCCGGTCTGCTCTGGAAGTATGCCATCGATAAAAACATCATTGACCGTAATGTAGCAGCTAACCTGTACACCGGCGACGGCAGATCAATCCAACGAGAAGCACTAACGGATTATGAGGAAGCAGTAATTAAGTCTGTTATAGGGAAAGAACGATATGCTGAATATATTTACTGTCTCTGTTGGCTCGGCTATCGTCCCGGCGAAATGCTCCAGTTGCGGAAGGATCAGCTTTTCTGTGCATCCGTTGATGTGGAAGGAGAACCATTGGAAATATGGTATTTTGTAAACGGAAAGAAAACGGATGCAGGGCGTGACCGTATTGTCATTGTGCCGGACGAAATCCTGCCGATCATCCTGGACCGAACATTCGTCCCCGGCACAGACCTGATCTTCCCACAGTATCAGTTCAACAGAAAAAAGATTCCGCAGTTCATTGGATTTAAGAAAATGACAGATGCATACTTCCGTGTGGAAGTGTTCAAACCGATGATGGCTCGGCTCGGAATAGCCGAAGGAAAAGTTCCATACGCTGGCCGTCACAGTTATGCTGACAAATTAAAAAATGCAACCGGCTCTGACAAAGACAAGTCATCATTGATCGGACATAGCAACTATATGTTCACGGTCAACAAGTATCAGTCATCTCATTTGAAGGATCTATATGACCTGGTAAACAGTTTCAAAGTAAAAAAATAAGTTGCGCTCAACTCCCATCTTACTCCCATCATAAAACGCTGGAAGCATTGAAATATAAGGCTTGCACTTTTGAATGGGGTTCAAGAGGCCGAGAGTTCAAATCTCTCCACCCAGACGTCCCGGAAGCCAGTAAAATCAAGGCTTCCGGGTTTTCTTTTGCTGTTATACGGATAGCACAAATGGCAATAAATGGCGAGAAATTGAATCCTACTCCCATCATTACTCCCATCATTTTTCCGGTTGTTTTTACATGAAAAGCGACTCATTTCTGAGCCGCTTTTTTCTTCCATTCGATTTCTTCCAGTTTTGCATTTGCCTTGATAAAAATCTCAGTCAGCAATCGCCGGTCTTCATGGTCCATTACGGAGTATGCTTTCAGGAAAGTTTCACTGTCTGGGATCGGAACAGACTCTTCCATGTCTGCCCGTGCGTCGTCTGACCATCCCATGAGGTATGCAGGCGAAACCTGGAACAGGCTTGCAAGAATGTTCACCTTGTCCTGCGGGATGTTCGTGATAATTCCGTGTTCATATTTATAAATATTGGCACGTCCTACACCAAGATGCTTTGCCACATCGGCCATAGACATCCCATGTTTCTGGCGTAGCTGCCTGAGTCGCTCTGCAAAAGTCATGATCGTTCCCTCCAACGAAGCAAATTATAGCACAAAGTTTCCTGAAAAGATACACATATTACAAAGATTTAATATTTTTGGCTCTTGTAAAGATACGAAACAGATGGTATGATTGTATCGTTAAAAGATACTGTAGCTTGAAAGGATACATTGTGATGAATAAGTACGCTATGCAGTTACTGGTGGAATCTCATCGGATCGCACAGAAAACGGATGACAAACTCAGGGAGATAGGATACGGAGACACGCCATATGGAGAGATTGCAGGCCGTATCGCTGATGCAATCTATTACATGCTTGGAGAACACACGGGAACATTTACTGAGTCGGTTACCTGCAATACATTATCGAGCAGAATGTCTGCCGAAAAAAAGGCTCAGATCCTCATGGAAAAATACAAGAGTGTCAACAATGCATAGGAGAGTATTGCGAAGCAAATTGACGCATTAAGTGAGGAATGATTATGGATAAAGAAATAGCATCAATCATGTTTATGCCTGTTTGTACAAAATGCTTGAAGATTATTTTGCAAGAAATAGACGTACAGCAAAGGGATTGCAATGTATTCGATTCGCCAAGGCTTATGGGTGCAACGTATGATATTTCGCCAGATAAATGTCCGCATTGTGGAGCATGGTTTAACAACATAACAATTCCAACGAAGTTACCGTTTAACGCATACGATTATGTGAATTAAAGGCAACCATAGCGCAGGAAGGTCGGTGAAGTTGGAATGGGATTAACTGAAAGACATTGGTTTGAAAATGAAGAACCGGAACTGACAGATCGACAGTTAGAAGATGCTGTAAGCATACAAGACAGGGTTTATAGACGGGGATATCACAAAGGTTATTCAGACGGGTCTAAAGAGCAGGAAAAGAAAATAGGTGAGTGGATTTATAAACATGACAATCTTTGGTACTGCTCAAAATGCGGAGAAATAATTTATTCAAATACCGATGATGATTTAGAAATTCATCACGCTTATTGTTCACGATGCGGTGCAAAGATGAAACAGGAAGGTCGGTGAAGTGGGAATGAAGGGGCAAGACGAAATCAAAAAAGCGTTGGCACTTTGTCCGGGAGATAGCCTTGAGTGCGAGCAAGATAGTTGCCCGTATTGGGACATTCGGCTATGTGTGCCAGAATTGCACATTGATGCCTTGGAACTGCTGAAAGAGCAGGGAGATGGATTGAAACACTATGATGACGGCAGTGTGGAAACATGATAGGAAGGTCGGTGAAGTGAATGACGGACATGGAGAAAGTGCTTAACGGACTGGCACATTGTCTTCCGGTTTCTGAAGCAGACGGGGATACATCATGCGACACTTGCCCATATTACAGGTGCTACGATTCAGTTTCCCTGTCCACAGAATTGGTAGAGGACATTCGTTCTCTGCTGAAAGAGTTGGATAACTGCGAGAACTGTGCTATTGCAATCGAGGAAAGGCAACTGATCGTCAGTTGCAAAGACTGCATATGGTACTGGAAAGAAACCAACCAAACAACCGGTTACTGCAAACTACACGACGGCACAAACTGCGGACCTGACTTCTTCTGTGCTGACGGAAAGCTAAAATAAAAACCGACCCGCCCATTTCTGAGCGGGTCTTTTTATGTCAGTACCGGTACGGCGTCCATTCCGGATAGTGTCCGGAATATCCGTCATAACCGGAGTAATATCCGTCACGCATGTCACGGCTGACATACCGTCCCATGCTGTCCCGTCCACGCCTGTAAGACCGACCGGATGCGTCCTTTTCTTCCCATCCTTCGCTGTCCTTCATTGCGTGATACGTTGCCGCGCTTTTCAGTGCGTGGTAAAGCAGATCGGCTTTCTCCGCGTCCGCCGTGCTCATTTCGCTGGGATCGCTGGCATACTTCTTGTCGAGTTTCTCCAACTCTTTGCACATCGCTTCTTCCAGGTTCTCGTAGCGTTTCATCCTCGCCACCCCCATCAGGCGACTTTCGCCGCTGCTGTTGTGGTCGGGGGATACTGAGCCAGAAAGTACTGGGTCTGCGCGGTCAGTGCATTCTGAATGTAGTTGTTGCTTTCCAGAGCGTTGATCTTATTGTTCAGTTCTACAATTTTCTCATTTTTCTGGTCGATCTTGTCAGCGCACATCCGGTCGAGAATGGTCTGGATACCATTCTGGATTGCACTCCGAGTAGCCGCTCCTTCGCCCTGAACGATGTTCTGAGTCTGAACCGTGGCCATCCGGTTGTCGCAGCAGCACTGACTCAGTTGGCTGGACACGTTGTTAAATCCGCCGAGCAGAGCCGTCTGAAGGGCGAAGTCCTGCTGCATGTCAGCCATCTGCCGAGCGTTTGCACCGATTTCAGCCTGGGCAAAACCGTTGGCAATGTTGCTGTTCACGGTGCCGAAACCACCGCACAGAGCGGTCGCCACGTCACCGAAACCGGAAGTAATGCTGTTCTGAAGTCCGTTGATACCGGACACCACAGCCGCCTGGTCGAAACCACGCTGTACGGTGTTGTCGATGTTTCCCTGTCCGGCCATCATCCACGGGAAGGCATTGTTGCCCATACCGCCGCCGAAGCCGAATCCGTTACCGCCCCAGCCACACAGCACGATCAGCAGGAGAATGAATCCCCAACCGCCGCCGAAATCGCCGAAGCCACCCATGCCGCCATTGTTGCCATACGCAGGCACTACCGGCATATAAGTCTGAGTTCCTTCTGTCATTGTCTTTGATTCCTTTCGTTTATTTATCCTTGATCGGTTAATGCGCACTCACCGAAAAGAATCAATTTCATATATCTGTACTTGTATAAAACCAGTCTGTTTCGTGTATATGTACTTATACGTAACTTATCGTCCCATCATGTTCCGTGCCATCTGCACCATCTGCGGATTCACCTTTCCGCTCTGCTGCATCCATTGCAGGAACTGGTTCGGATCGTTCTGTACTTCAGCCGGTGCGTCAGGGAAAACCTGATGGATCATTCCCTGCGGATTCCGAAACATACCGGCAAGCTGCTGCATTCTGCCAAAAAGGCCGTTTCCACCCATGTTTGGTATTGCAGACGGAGATTGACCCATTGCAGATTGCGGTACGCTTCCTGCCCCATTTAACGCCTTAAAAAGAGGATTCACGTTTTTCACTCCTTCCGCTGATGCTCAGTCCGTTGATCGTGTCCATCAGTTCCTGTTTCATGCGGTCCAGGTCATCCTTCCGGACATACTCGCTCATGTCCTGTTTCGGTTCCGCTTCGCCGGAAGTCTTCTGCTCCTCCTCAAACCAGTAGTGGGCCTTCCGCATGGGATTCGGCATACCGATCTGGTTCAGGCTTTTGATGTAGACCACCTGATCATTAATGTCCCACATGGCGTACTGGGTTGTGCCGCTCGGCATGGGCGTCCCCTTGGCTTCCGCTTCACCGTCCACCCACTTCATGCCGTGCTGGGCCGGAGTGGCAAATGTCTGCTGCGGAGCCGTCTGCCCCATGCTCTGCTGATACGGCTGGTACAGTCCGCTGTTCCATGTCGGTTGGTAAGGCACCGGATAATTGTTCATCGCTCTTTCCTCCTGAAGAAATATGTAGGCACTTCGTCAGCTGAGTCCCATGTATCCAGCCAGTCCCCGTCCCGAACACAGACGGCATGGCTTCCTGTTCCAATGATGTACGTGCCGTCCGGAAACCGTCTGGCAAACTCACGGACTGTAACGCAGGTTGGGCAGGCATCCGGCAGCAGGAATTTCTCAAACCTGTGCTTCCGCAGGTACAGTTCCCACAGCCAGTTCACGCTCGGCATGGTGCATCTCTCGGAACTGAGTCTGCACAGTTCGTTGTGAACCTCGTGCCATGACTTTCCTGTGGCCATGCAGATTGCCCTGATTACGCAGTCAGGTTCTTCCGTCCGGCACGGGTTCGGATTCGCATACACCCAACTCATGCCACGTCCCCGTCCTCGACTCCGCAGTCCTGGAGAATGATATGAACCACCTGCTTATCAGCCGGATCCAGATCCATCAGCGTTGCGGTCATAAGCATCATGGCATAGGCCGTTTCAATGCAGATGCCGGTCTCGTTCACGATTGTCCTGATCGACTCCCTGTACCGCTTGGGATACATGATCGTTGCGTCCATTGAAGCACCTCCTGTCTGAAAAAAGTATGCAATAAAAAAAGCCGTTTTCCCATGTCAGGATCACGGTTTTTTATGGCGTTTTTACGGCAGTTTATGTATAAAAAAACCCGGCCTTTAGCCGGGTAGGTGGGAGAATAGTTCTCGCTCACCCTTTCTCAACCTTCTCCAGACTGTCTTTTCATCCAGTCCTGTCTTCGATGCTATTTCCGCTATGGTGTCGCCGTCCACCAGCCTGGAAAAAAGCATCTTCCTGTCGGTCTTATCGTGGACATATTCCATGATAAGCGACTTGATTTGGGAATTGCTGTACTCAGGGCGAAATGACGCCTTTGGCATTGGCAAGCTGAACGATGACGGCGTTCATTTCTTTGATCGTGTCCAGGAATGAATTCATTCGGAAAGTATATGCTATCACGAAGATCAATGTGATGATAATGAACGTGATGCACACGAACAATGTGGTCCGGTGAGAACGCTCATTGTCAGTATCCTTATGCATCATGGCATTCTCGTGGGCGAAAAAACTGATACATGCCGTATCCTTCTTGCTGCATTTATTGCAGCGATCCTCCACTTCAGGAGCGGTATCTTCCCTGCATTCGACAGTCTTCTCGCTCATTCAGTTATCCTCCGCTAGTTTTTCCTGAGTTTCTTCGGGCGGTTCGTACTCAACAAAGCCGATAGCGTTTGCTTTTGCTCCGGCCGCGTCCGTCAGGCCCTCGCCGATAATGTACGCCACAACAGCCGCACCGGCCATGATGATCGCCGTCACTTGTGTGGCGGTTTCCTCGGTGCCTTTGAATGCGATAATCAGCATGGATACAAACTGTGCGATGGCTACCCAGAATTTCCGGCTCGTAAGTTTCCGCTTCCAATCAATCTGTTCGTTCATTTCCAATCCTCCTCGTTATATGTCCTGTCAATTAAATAGTTATTCATGGCAGCATTGGTCGCCTTAACCTTGTCCACGTTGTTTCCTGTTGCGATGTGGTTGAGCAGAGCAGACACCCCGTGTAGCAACGCCCTCGTGTCGTTGTCCAGCCGGTCCACTCTGTCTCGCTGTGCGTTCAGCTGGCTCGTGTGCAGTTCCAAGGTTTGTTTGTCCGCTTCCAGTTTGCGGTTGATGTCTGCAAACTTCTCGTCCAGTGTGGGCGTCAGTTTTTCAATAACCTTTGCGGCGATCCGGTCTGTGATGTCATCCCCTTGCAGTTCCTGCTGATCCTGTCTTCTGCGTTTCGCCTTGCGGAATACATCCAGTACCTTGTCGCCGAGGACAACCAGGGCCATCATGCCGACAAGAACAACCAGGAAAGTCCACAGCATGTCAGGTGAGATGCCCTCGATTGTCGGTGTTTTGCCATCCATTTTTACTCACCATCCTCCGCTGTCATCTTTGCTCTAGGATATTGTGCTACCAATTTCTCAGCGTCTGCCTTGGTCAGATGAGGAATGGTTACTGTGTAGTAGGTTACTGGAGCAGGCTCTGGCTGCGGACCGACCGCCTGATCCAGTGCGGCCCACGTTGCCGGACCGCAGATGCCGTCCTGCACCAGTGGCGGATGGTCAGCCTGGAATGCCCGAACAGCCGCCATCGTCTTGTTACCGTACTTTTCATCGGCCCCATAGGGGGACAGATCGTATCCGAGTTGCAGCAGGTCGTTCTGGCACTCAACCACATACGGTCCGGTGCTTCCTTTTCTTAAAGTAGGTCTTGTTTCCGGCACGGGTATATCACCGTCAATTCCTTTCGGTATGGCCCAGTGGGTCCATTTCTTGTTTCGCTTTGTAAAATGCTGAACGCCGGATGAGCATTCGCATGTCTCGCCTTTGTAGCCTAGTCCGGTATGTTCCATTACTTTCGGGTTATCTTTCTTGGGGTAGAACAGGCACACCAGAATGTCATCCGGAATGGTGTCGATAGTTCCTTTCGCTGCCCAGTTATCAGAGTTCCACTGGCTTGTTGCACCTTCACCCTTCAGATCAATTCCAAATTGTTTCAGACACCAGTCTGTGAAGCCACGGCAATCATAGCATCGTACGTTCTGCCCATCCGGAAGCCATTTGCATCCGTTGCAGTTCGCCTTGCTGCCGTTCAGTACCTGACATTTGCTGACGATGGTCGGATGATCTTCTCTCGCCCTGCGCTTCCGGTTCGCAGGTGTGCAGTACTCGCCCCATGCCGCATATACGTACGGCCATCCGACACATGCCAGTGCCGTCTGCCATACGGCGTCGGACAACGGGATGCCGTCGTTCTTTAGTTGCTGAACCAGTTGATCCACCTGGTTGGCTGTATTCATCCGCATTCCTCCTTTCTCTCTAATGAAAAGACACCGAACAAGTGATTACTCACCGTTCGGTGCCTTCAATATATGCAGTATTCCGAATACATTATACACAACATCTCGTGGCTTTACAAGAATTATTTTGATATGCTATGACGTTATCACAAATAGTGTTATTTTTAACGCAAATACGAGGAGGTTTATATCTGATGTACGAACAGTTTCGCAACGCTATTGTTTCCCGTCTGGCGGACAAACTGCCAGCAAAACTTCTGAATGACGTCATGCAGGAAATCGATCTGCTGTCCCAGGACTATGATATAAAACGGTCCTGCACGGATCTGATTACATGCAGCGGAATGCCGGAGATCGTCAAAGTGTACATTGCATCACTTGCAGTGCAAAACTGCTCAAAGTCAACGCTGATTAACTATAAGCGGGAATTGACGCAGTTTTTTGACAGGGTAAGAAAAGTATTTACCGCAGTAACCACAAACGACATAAGGGTTTTCCTGTTTGAAAAACAGATGAATGGACTGAAACCGTCCACGGTTGATCACCTGCGAACAGTCATCAACTGTTTCTTTGGTTGGCTTGTTGACAATGAGTATCTTAACAGAAACCCGGCCAAGACACTCCGACCGCACAAAGTGCCGAAGCACAAGCTTCCGCCGTTGAAACAGATTGAACTGGAGACTTTCCGGAACGCATGTCAGACAGACAGGGAACGTGCATTGGTTGATTTTCTTTTCTCCACTGGATGCCGTATATCTGAAGCTGCAAACGCAAACCTGGAGGATCTTAACTGGCAGGACCGTGCGTTCCATATTAAGCACGGGAAAGGAGATAAGGAAAGAACAACATACTTTAATGCCGAGTCGGAATTGTCCCTGAAGAAATATCTGAGCAGCCGAAAAGGTGAAGACGCGCATCTATTTGTCAGCACACGCGCTCCGTACTCTGGAATGACATCGGCATCGCTAGAAAAGGACATTCGGAGAATCCGGAACAGGATCCCAGGCCTGATCGGTTTCAAGGTGACACCGCACACATTCAGGCGAACAATGGGTACAATGGCAGTGGAAAGAGGATGCCCGATTGAGCAAGTGAAAGAGTTGCTTGGTCATGAATCGCTGGACACGACGATGCAGTATGTGACGGTCGCCGAATCGGACAAAAAGGTTGCCCACTCAAAGTATCTCGCAGGGTAACATGATCAATGGGAACTAGCCTACCAGATAAGATTCTGGTAGGCTTTTTCTTACGGGATTAAGTTCGGATTATTTCTATTATAAAAACTCAATTACCATCTTGTATCGATTCTTTAATCTTGTTTCGCAACTCTGTTTCCCATTCATTTGGATCAAACATTTTTCCACAATATTCACACTTAAACCTAATTGATTCATCATCGTCAAACATCTTTTTCCCACACGAAGGACACACAGTACACTTCATTATCTGATCTCCTTACTCATCAGATTCTTCTTGTACGATTTCGATTGATGTCAAGTCATTTTCAGTGAAGTGGAAACCGCAATTTTTACACCCCATGTTTTCCAAAATGTTACCGCACAACGGGCATTTTCTAACCATTTTTGTTTCTGTCATAATTACATCTCCTTTCAGAGATATTATAACATAAATTCAGCAGTTTTCTATTATGCGATTCAGTCACGCTGTCATGATTACCCAGATGATAAACAGCACGATGATGACCAATACATACCATGCCATTTTCCCACCATCCTAACTAATTGCTAATCACAATTCCGTGAACAACAAACGCTGTTGTATTACTCCGTGTGATTGTAACAGTTGTTCCGCTGATTGCCGCAGTAAAGCCAGATGGCAGTTCCGTGTTGTAAAGTATTCCAGAACCGTTGAAAAAACAGGCAAATCCAGCCGCAATACAAACCATCGCATGATAACCTTGTGGAAGTTCAAACGAGAATGTTTTATTGGAAGATGTACCGGCAAAAGTAGTAATCCTGCCTAATGTGCCACTATAATCCTTTGTTGTAAGAATATTATAAGATTGATTGCTACTACCGTCAGAATGCACTGGAAGGCTATAATCCTCGTTCTTCCCATTTGTGCTTCCCTTCGCTCTAAATACATATTGCCGGTTTCCATGCGTATACATGATACCGCCGATATTCCCGGATGCCCATTGATCATCTCCACCACCAAACACAATCGTATCAGCGGTTGAGTCTACACCGTTGGCTTTTATCGAAGAAAATTCACCTGGTCCATGTGATGTCGCTTTGGTCGCAATAGCCGTATAATTGTTATTTATTGCATCCGTGATATTAGAAAAGTCTGTGTTCAGTACAGAGATCTGAACTTTCTCACTGCCTGCTGGCATTGTAACGGTATTTGTACCGCTTCCATTAGGACTTAATGTCTTTGTAGTTGCCAAAGTTTTTCCCCCTTTCTATGCTGTCCGTTTCCAGACATAAATGCCACTGCTTACAACACCGACAACGCTGTTCCATGCCGTATCTTCCAGGTCTTCCCAGTTCAGCGGTGCAGGCGCGTATTTTGTCCACGTACCGAAACCTAAAATTGTCGCAGGGTCATCCGTGCTGGTTTCCGTAGCATACAGGCTTCCGACCGGAAATACTTCCGCTAATGTGTAATAGCTTGCCGGAATTGCCGCGACCTTAATCGCCCCAAGCGTATACTTTCCGGCTGCACACAGTGTCTGTTCCGACCGTGTGGGCGTTGTTGTCCCTCCGGCCTCCGTACTAAGCTGTAGCGTGTTGCTCTTTGTGTCAGCACTTTGATACCCTGCCGTTACTGTAGCTGTGGCTGTTACAACGCCGGTGGACGTGTTAACTGTCGGCGCGTTCTGAGTTGTGCTTCCGGAATCTACTGCCTTGGTTGCACTGCTGGCATAATATCCGGCAGGAACGGTTACCGTGTCCCCGTTTGCAGTTAAGTCCGATCCCGTTTTTGTCGGAATGCTTCCGGTCACAGCCGCGCCGTCCGGTCCGTGTGCCGTTTCACCATACAGAAGCTTCCCTGATGCTACCGTATCGCTTGTCAGGTCAATCAGTACGGTACCGTCTGCCAGTTCCACTTTGTTGACATACGGATTGTTTGCCATTATTCCTCACCACCCATCAGGCGGCTGGGTCAACAGCACCAATCGTTACCGTAACACCACCGGCAGCATTGTCCGTTTCTGTAATGGTGATCGCCGCAATATTGACCTGGCTGATGTAATCCTTACTGATGGAACTCGGCAGGATTGTCTGTGCTGTCAGGTATGGTGTTGCGCTGACTGAACCTGCTGTTGCCGACTCGCCACTGTAATCACCGGTCACTCCCAGGATTTCAACGCCTGCCTTAATGTTTCCGGCAATCAGTTTTGCCTTTTCTGTCGCATCAATCCCGACAGTTCCGCTCCCGTCGTGGTATCCGTTCTGGATAGTCACAGGCGAGTCTGCATCGCTGATGTACGACGTCTGCTGCCCACGGTTTGGCATTTCTCCTGTAATCTTGGAACCGTTTTTATATGCGGTTTTTCCGGTAAGGATTTCGGATGCCGTAGCATCCGCATCGCTTGTGTCTGCGTCGTATGTGCAACTGCCGACTTTCGGTTCGCCGCTCGGAAGATGAAACTTCTTTCCGTACAAAACGTGCGCAGCGGTAACGTCATCCGTTGTCAGGTCAATCAGCACCCGCCCATCGGCGAGAACAACTTTATTGGTGTACTCATTGCTTGCCATTTTGGTTCTCCTTCCCTAATTTAATCGCCCACCATACCGATGGTAACCGTCCTTCCGCCCTTTGGGTTGCTTACTTCATAGATCGTTATCGGTTGTACTCTCACGTTCTTGGTCATTAGCAGGTGTGCCGTTGGAAGCACAAGTTCGTCATATAATATCGGAACCGGCTCATATGTGCCATCGTACTGCTTTGGTGGCGTAACGGACTTGTCTATTGTCATGGATATATCCGGACTTCCACGGATTACTTCCAGCTGGATATCCAGTGCAGCTTGTCTATTCACCGCTATCACCTCCGGTTATATCGCCTCCGGCAGGCTGAATAATAAATTTTTCATACCGTTCCATTGGCGTATAAACGCTCCCGTCCTCATAGAGAAGCCTGAGAATCCAAGCATATTCTCCGTATGCCAGATTGTTTGTATCTTCAATGTAAAATGGAATAACAATCTGTGCATTGCTTACCGGGATCCGTTTTTCCCATATCGATTCACTGGAGTATCCCGCCTTTTGCAACACAACCAGTGCCACAACGGTATCGTCCGGTGCGTCTGCACCCGTGAATGTCACGTTGATGCTTCCTGTGTCTCCACGGGAAATATAAATTTTCAGTCCGTCAACACTCAGCATTTTCTTCACCTCCTCAGACACACGACAAATCCGCTGTCAGTGATCTCGATACTGTACAATTCCGTGTACCCTTCCCATTCTGCAATGTCTCCATATTGATCAGACGTCATCCGGTTTGTCTTTGCACTGTTGCTCCACATGGTGTACACGTCGCCAAATGTTGTTTCACCACGTCCGTATACAGCAATCCGGTCGTCCATCCCGACAATGTATGCGTCATGCACAACAGTTTCGTCAGCCATCCTGATCCATTCGTCCATCCGTGCGCACCTCCTCGGAAGACTCTTCCGGATTATCTTCCTTTTCTGTCATCGCCTGCAAAACAATTTGCAGATTATTGACCGCATTGTCGATTGGTATACCAATCTGCTCGTTCATGCTTCTCGGTACGGCAATCCCGTTCAGCAGGTCCGCCGTCATCTGAAGTACTTCTTTGACCGTGTACGTTTCCATGTTGTTCCCCCTTATGTATTAAAATGCATTGTGTACCTTGAACCTGTGCTCAGTCCGCTGACATAAGTACTGGTTGTATAGGTGTACACGCCGTTAACAGAACCCTGATATGTAAGCGTTACCGATTTGCTGTAGGGATCTGTCACCCAAATTCTGGCTACCCGTGTTCCCAGGTCACTCTCGCTTACATAGTTCATGTACACATTGATCGCCCGTTTTCCAGAATTCCAGTTTCCCAGTTTCACGAATGCTTTCACAGTCTTATCCGCCACATTTGTACCGCTGGCCGTGATATCAAACGGGTTGTCAGAATCTGTTGAAATATCGCCGACTTCAGCACCGTTGATCGTGTTAATGGACGTACTCGGTGCTGTCACTGTTGTCCGTGCCACAACCACTCCGTTTGTTGTGGTTATGTCAACTGTCTTGCTTCCGCTGCTCCATGCCCCCTGGCTCAACGTGACCGGTACACTTTTGCTCAGTTGTGTTGGTCTTCCGCTCGTACTGACGGTCACGGTGTTGGTTATTCCCGATGTGTACGGCGTAGTGTACGTCCATGACGGATTGTTCAGCGTGACGGCATTCTGCCCGGAAGTGTACAGACTTCCAACGCTGATCCGTGCCACATTCGTCCCGGTTCCGTCGCTCTTTGTGTTGACGTCCACATAACTGCTGGATCCGTTGGCCGTATAGATCAGGTACCCGTAAACGCTTTTGCGCGCAACGACTGACCCGCTGGTCGTTTCAGTAATCTCTGCGCTGAAATTGCTGGATGCCGTGGTGCCGTTCAGCCGCATCGGCGGGTCGTACTTCAGTGTTGTCCCCTGTGGCGAAGCGGTTACGATGTATTTCCCGGCGTCCGTGCCACTTCCCCACGCTCCGGAAAGGGAAGTGGCTTTGCTAAAATTTACCGCGTCCCCGTAGAATGGCGTTAGTGTCAGCGTGTTTCCGCTTACGCTGAAACTTTTCACCATTCCTTTCAAAATTGCGGTAGTTAAATTGTATGTTTCGCCTGTTCCTGTTCCAATAAACTGAATCTTTCCGCTAGATGGCACATTAAATTGCGGAGCCTGAACATACGCGCCAGATGTAGTCAATGTGACATTCCCTTGGAATACCGACGTCTTTTTGACCACCAGGTTTCCGTCTGTAATTGTCAGCGCACCGCTGACCTTTGTATCACCGCTGATAGTCACATGGTCAGCGCTGATCGCCACGGTGCTCTCTGCGTCATTGATCGATGCTACAATGGCCGCCGGTTTGATTGCAGCGCTTGATCCTGTACCGCTGACCACCAGGCCGATCCTGTTTGCCTGCACTGTAATGCTTGAAGTCAACCCTGCGTAACTGTTGCTGACTTCCGCCCTGATGCTCGACGCTGTCTGTGTGATAGAAGAAGTCAATCCCTTGTAGCTGTTGCTGACTTCTGCACGAATACTAGAAGCCGTCTGGGTAATGGAAGAAGTCAATCCCTTATAACTGTTGCTGACTTCCGCCCTGATGCTCGATGCTGTCTGAGTAATGGAGGAAGTCAATCCTTTGTAGCTATTGCTGACTTCACTCCTGATACTGGAGGCCGTCTGTGTAATAGAAGAAGATAAACCTTTATAACTGTTACTGACTTCTGCACGAATGCTTGACGCCGTCTGTGTGATCGAAGAAGTCAAGCCTTTATAACTGTTGCTGACCTCGCTCCGAATGCTTGATGCTGTCTGCGTAATTGAGGAAGACAGTCCCTTATAGCTATTGCTGACTTCCGCACGAATGCTAGATGCCGTCTGCGTAATGGAAGAAGACAGTCCCTTATAACTGTTGCTGACTTCACTTCTGATACTTGATGCTGTCTGAGTAATGGAAGAAGACAGGCCTTTATAACTGTTACTGACCTCACTCCTGATACTCGACGCTGTCTGAGTAATGGAGGAGGACAAACCCGCATAATTGTTATTAACTTCCATGCGGATGCTAGAAGCAGTCTGTGTGATTCTTGAATCCAGGCCATTTGTCCGGTCATACACAACGGCTTCAATCTGATTTGCCCGAACAGTGAACCTCGCTTCGTTCGCAGCGATTGTCCCGTCCAGTGTTTCCACAGATTTCGCTACAAGGGCAATATGATCGTTTGTCTGGTCAATGTCCGTCAATGTGGCAATCGTCTGCTCGTCGCTGACATCTTCCCACCTGCCGTTTTTCCATACCTTGATGAGCGACCCGCGCATTTCCTGCCAGTCCCATTGTGATGAATCGCTCCAGTCAGCATCCGCGTTAAAGAAGTCGTTCCACGAACGGATGCTGTTTGTCTGAATCCAGATGTCTCCTTCTTTTATCTCGTGGCTTGTTCTTGGGTCGTTGTATTGCGGATATACCGTGGAACTCTTGTTGGCAATAATCAGCGACCGAAGCGTACTTTCTGTCTGCGTGATTGTAGAGGATAAGCCTCTATAACTGTTGCTAACCTCACTTCTGATACTGGACGCAGTCTGAGTGATAGACGAAGACAAACCTTTATAGCTGTTGCTGACCTCACTCCTGATACTGGAAGCAGTCTGAGTAATAGACGAAGACAAGCCTTTATAACTGTTGCTGACTTCTGCTCTGATGCTTGATGCCGTCTGAGTAATAGACGAAGACAGACCTTTATAACTGTTGCTGACTTCCGCACGAATACTTGATGCTGTCTGTGTGATCGAAGAAGACAATCCCTTATAACTGTTGCTGACTTCGCTTCGGATGCTAGACGCCGTCTGCGTAATGGAAGACGTCAGTCCTGCATAACTGTTGCTGACTTCCGTAAAGATGACGCTTTCTGTTGCCCGTATCGTCGTTTTCAGCGTCCCGTATTCGTCCGTGATTTCACGATAAATGTAATTGTTGTTATAAATCGAACTGCCGCCGCGTCCATACTTTTTCTTGCTGATCTTGGATATTGCAGGCCGTGTTTTTTGTCCGGTTGTACCGATGGATATCTGCTGCTTTCCGCGCCATACCAGTTTGCTCGTTCCGACAGGAGATGAATATGCCTGACCGTCCCTTGAAACCGTAACAATGTCACCGGCTTCCATCGTCCAGTCTGCAAACGTGTCCGCAGACATGGGGTGATATGCCGGTATGCTGTGCAGGCGGTTATAGATCGGCGTAAGCGATGCGTTCGCCATCTTATTCCACCCCCCTCAACAACGGATTGTCCTGAATCAGGTATCCGATATCTCCGTCGCCTGCCGTTTTCTCCGTGTTGTCGCTTGTGGAGCGGTTGTACAGTTTGTCGATAGCGTCCACCTCATACCAGTACGGTTCAAAATCAACATAGTCAGTTTCCGAATAACTCTGGCTTGTCGTTTTCAGCCAGTCCATGACCAGATATCCGTCCCGGTTGATCCGTGCGTTTGATGCAGCCGCTTCTGCGATCCATCCGACAACGTCCCGCATGGTGCAGTTGTCAAATTCGTCCGGTCGCTTGTCCAGCGTTGCATCGCAGTTGATAAAATTCTCACCGCCGTACGGCACGTTGGCTTTGTTGCATACTGCCGTAAGCAGGCCCTTGAATGTAACGGGATATGTGATGCCGAGTTCTTCGTCATCCGGCATGTCCTCTGAAAACCTGGTCATTGCGTCATGGCATGTGAACGAAATTTCAATCACGTCCGGTGCGTTTGGCCGGTCCGCAATAAACGTCCCCAGCGGGACAAACTCATACAGATATGCCTTGCCGTTTTTCCATATGGTCAGTGTTTGTTCTTCACTGTCGTACCGCGTTCCGCACATCCAGAAATTACGCTTTGCCTTGTCCAGCATGAACGCATTGACCGTTTCCTGGATCACGGCTCCGGTTGACTCATTGAACACTTTGACGTTGTTGTTCTCCCCGAAGCAATACAGTTTCCCGTTCAGCGAAAGCATTCCCTTGACGGCCCATGTCGGTGCGTTCGCCATTGCACTGCCGTTCTTCCGCAGGTACGGACTGCTGTTTCTTCCGACATAAATGTCAGACCCGTCCTGGATCATGCAGTTACCGCTCATGGTCACGTCTTCAGCGGATATCATTACGCCAAGCGTCGCCTTGAACTCTCCGAACTCGTAGTCGTTGAGCAGTCGCTTGTCATTGAAAAGGTTGAACCGGAGTTCGTTGCTCAGAGCCTGTCCGATGGAAATTTCTTCCTCTGTGTTGAAGTAATCGTCCAACTCAACACCGGCATCGACGTCAATATCGTCGTTCGTAAATATCGCATCAGGAAAGATCAGTAATGCCATCTGATCATTCCCGTTCGCAACAGCCTCATGAAAAGCGTCGCTTGCCAGATACATGACCGATCCCTCCCGTCGCATGGTTTCTTTTTCTGCTTAAATAAGCAAAAGGCACCAAATGGTTTTTACTCACCATTCGGTGCCTGACACGTCTTTAATTACATTAAGTATTATATATATCTCTATTTGTGTTTGCAAGCGATTTTTTAATCGCATCGGAATATCAGTACTCGATAAACTTCAGTTTCAGGTCGAACTGGGCCTTGTCGCTCTTTTCCGGCAGGTAGTACAGGCACTTGCCCGTCCGGTCGCCCACGTAGTAGTCACCGACATACATGCTGTTGAACGTGCGCGGGTCCGGTGCGGTCAGCGTGAACTTCTGGTTCTGCACTGCTGCCACGATGATCTGGAGCATCTCCCAGTCCAGTGACTTCCAGCTGAACTCGTAGTTGATCTTGGTGGCAACGTATGCCCTGTGGAGCAGTCCCGTTGCATCGCGCTTGCCGCTGGTGTCCAGGTCGCCCACCTGGTAGTTCCACTCAGACGGGTCGGGAATATTGACACTCCCAACCTTGATGCCCATGGTGTATTTGTACTGTCTCATCATGTCCTGTCACCTCACGGGTTATATCCTGTTACCGCTTCTGCCGCTTCAGCTGCCTTGTTGTTGAACAGTCCCCATCCGGATGTTGGGAACAGATTGATCTGCCAGTTCTTGGCCAGTAACTGCCGGAGCAGCCGGTTCGTTTCGCTTGTGTTGTCTTCCAGTTCACTGTTCGCCGCTTTTGTTCCCTTCTCAGTCGCACTTGCCATGTCCGCTTCGGTGGATTCTTCGCCGTAAGGAGTGTAGCCGCGTCCGTAGTACATTTCTTGATTCATTCCGGCGATATGATAACGCGAGTCATAGAGTTTGCCGGAGGTGGACGGTTCTTCATAATGGTACTCACCGTACTCCTGCTCGTAGAGTTTAACCAAACGCAAATATTCATCCCTGTACCAATTCATCATATCAAGCGTATGCTGAAGTTCGTTGCCGACATCTTCGCCTACTCCATACGGGCGGTGGTTGATTGCCCATTTGTAAATTTCTTCAAGATCGGGATACTTGTTGTTTTCCTTATCGTAGTTCTGTTCCAGCCAATCATAGAATTTGTTTTCTGTTTCGGCATCATAACCACTAGTAAGTTCTTCAAAAGCATTTGTTGCCCACTGCTTATAATCGTTATACTGTTGCAGTGCCTGATCTACTTCTTCTTTTGCAGGTGCTTCCGGACCGGATAGAACAGCGTCCTGAACCACACCAATAACGATCTGTTTTAACCAGTCTTCTTCGCCAAGCCCAGCAATTTTGCCCAAAGCATATGATCCTTTTGCAAGGGTAGTTTGAAGCGACCCTTCACCGTATTGATTTTCAGTTGCTTGTACTATTGCACCGCCTAATTTGTCATAGTTGTCGTTTATAAAATCAATTTTTTCTTTTGTCTCCATAACGGCTTCAACAATATCGACCCCTACGTCTGTTATATCTCGGCCAAATATTTTACCTGATAAAAGGTCTGCCAACTGGAAGTCGTTATTAAGTTCTTCTCCACCCAATATTCTGGCAAAGAAATTATATCCTTCTGTCAGAATAGACTTGTTGCTTATTTTATCACCAAGCTTTTCAAGAACATATGCCATCATGCGCTTGTAATTGATTTCCATAAGTTCTTGCGGAATTCCATATCCGTGCTTTGTCGCTTCGTCCAGCAGTGGCTCGACTACGCTTTCCCAGTATCTGTCGGCATCTACGCCTTCTTTCTTCTTATATGCTTCGGACACCTGTGCAAATACCGTGTCGTATGCTTCCTGATATGCTTTGCTGATCTCGTCCTGAATGTCGCCTGTTACTTTTGTTTTGATTTCAAGGTCTGCTTCCAAAACCATTACATAGTTATCATATTGTTCCTTTGTAATGTATCCGTTATCCAGTTCCGTCTTCAGCAGTTTCTTTTGCCATTCCACGGAATCTCTGACCGCCTCTAACGACTCGTCCTCTTTCTTCATGGCTTCTTCCGCTGCGTCGCCGACCGTCTTGATAAAGTTCTTGGCGTTTTCTACTGCCGTTGTTTCATCACCGAAGTCGATCCGTTTTCCGGCTTTCAGTTCAAGATTGATCTGCTCAAGATTCTGGCTGTCCGTTCCGAATATGTCTGAGTAGTAGAACTGTTTGTATTTTTCAAGAGCATCCTTGTCTCCATTGGCAGCTTTCGCTGCGGCGTCTTCCATGTCTTTCAGCATTCTGGCCGTTGCTTCGTCCACCTGTTTTTCAATCATGATGGTACTGACACGCAGTTCTGCTGCCTGTTTGCGGATTTCTTCGTTTTTGGATTGAAGTGCTTCTTCCACACCTTCAAGAATTGTATCAAACGTGGTAGTATTCATTGTTTTCAGCGTTTCAATTACAATGCCCCAGTTGTTTTTGAACTCTGTTGCCTGTGCTTCCGTAAGTTTTCCTGACCCACTGAAAACTACACTATTGAACCTCTTTATCTCGTTTACCGCAGAAGAAAGTTTCCCTTTAAGATCCGGAACCTGAACATATGTTTCAAGAGTAAGTTCAGCCGTTCCAGTCAGACTTGTAAACTCTTCCTGTAATGCTTCGGTATATTTGCTTACATCTATTCCACCTTCACCGACCTCGGCAAACGCTTTCTTTGCAAACTGGTCTGCTGTTTCCTGCTCAATCGCCTTCATCCGAATCTGATATGAAATCCAGATTGCAAGACCTACTGCAACCGCACCGGCACCGAGCGATCCAATCAGAGATTTGATGCCAAGCGCATGGAATCCATACGCCGCCAAAGCCGTTGCAACTGCTGCCTTGATCGCACCGGCAAGATTCAGCGTTTCACGTTGGGCATCGTCCTTTGCCTGGGCAGTGGCCGCTGCGAACGTAGCACCTGCGCTTACTGCAACAGTCAGTGATGCACTGAGCAGTCCGCCAGCCTTGCCCCATGCAACGTCACCCATTTTTTTGGCAACATACGCAAATACGCCGGTCAGTATGCCATCAACCAATAGTTGCGTGGCATCATTCGATTTAATATATCCTTCTGTAAACAGACCAGTTGTATCAAACGATAGTTTAATAACGGCACCGACACCGATCACTGCTCCAAGCTTACCAAGCGTTTTTTCAAATGCCTTACTGACTTTCCATCCAAGAATTGCAATACCTGCATCTGTGGCAATGTCTTTAACCTGCTGCATGTTTTCCTTAATGAAACTGAGACTGCTTTCCACGTTTTTGTCAAACGTGTTAACCTCCTCAAACATTTTCAGCACGTCTTCTGCATTCTTTGTCGTTCCGGTGTTTCCGCTTCCGCTCGTTTCACTTTGGATAATGTTCAGTTCGTCCCAGTCAGCCAACAGATCCTTGACTGCTGCTGCCGCACCTTTTGCGGCCTTTTCCTGTTTATTGAATGCAGTAGTGGTCGCCGGTAACGCCCTCGTCCATGACTTTTGTCCGTTCAGCAATGCGATAAACTGGTTCAGATAATTCAGTCCCTGGATCAGCCAATTGACAACACTCTGAAGCACAGGAATCAATGCCTGAAGCAACGGTGCGACCATAGCACCCAGGCTGTTTTTCATTTGTTGCAGGGCCGTAGCCGCCTGGTCCATTGCCGGGGCAAAGTCTGTGCCAACCGCCTTGCTGTAGTTGTATACGTTCTCAATTCCCTCTTTAATGCCACTTATAAACTGTCTGATAATAGCACGGATCATCATCCGCTTTGCGATATTCAAAAACTGCTTACCAAGTTTTGTCAGCGGACTAAAAAGTCTGCTGGCTCCTGTCTTGACGTCATTCCATGCGCTGGCAAGACCACTTGCTGAATCCTTTGCACTTTCAAGGTTTTTCTGCAACCTCTTGATTTCATTTGCCGCTACAATCAGTTGCTTGGTATCCATCGTTCCTGTCTTGATGCCAGTACCAAGTGCGATCTTCAACTCCTCAATGCGGTGTCTCATAATTTCTGTCTGATTGCTTGCCGTCATAAAACTTTCCGCAATCTTCAGTGCTTCATCGCTCTTGACGATAAGACCGGAGTCTTCCTTCAGTGAATCGTATTTCATTTGGAGACGCTCAATCTGCTCCTCCAGTTTCAACATGCTGATCTCGTATCTGTTAATGCCTTTTTCATCCAGTTTTCCGTGCATCAGTTTGTCGGAAAACTCATCGCGCAGAATTGTAAGTTTTTCCTTCAGCAGATCCAACATGGTCAGACCTTCATTGAGTTCTTCAGTGTTAACAAGTTTTCCACTGGGAACATTTCCTGCTTCACTTATTTCCTTGTTATAACTGTCAATGGATTTTGCCGCAACAGTTGCTGACTCTCCGGCGGTTTTTGCGGTTTCCATAAACGCAACCTGCTGCTCTATTGCTTCCCGCATGTCCGGATTGTCTTTGTAAAGATCAAGCACTAAATTTTGCTTTTCAGAGGACATTGAACTCCAAGTTTTTGCAATGGCAACTATCCTCTGCATCTCATGTTCAGCTATCTCATTCTGTGCATTAAGTGCTTTCTGTGCGTACTCTTCTTGACTAACTGCATGTGTATAATCGTTTGCAACTGCTTTTGCAGACTCGGTTTCAGACACAATCCTCCCCATTGCGTCAGCGGTTTGGCTAAGTCCTGCAAAACTTGATCCATTGTCAATTAGTGATGCAAGTTCTTTATAATCATCTGCTGTGCTGACAAAATGTCTGCTAACGCCCGTCATGTAATTCACAACGTCGCCAAGTCCTTTATAACTAACAGGCTTTTCCAGATAAGAAATGAGATTGCCAACCTGCTTGGCGGCATCCGTAGCAAACACATTCACTTCCTGTTGGGTGATCCTTGTTTCACGACCGATACCTACCATACCGTCAACGAACTTACTCAAATTTGAATAATCAATTGGTTTGTTCAAAGACTCAACAAAAGGTTTGATATGATCTACTGCCTTGTCAACAGACTCTCCAATGGTGCCAAATCCATCAGAAATGCCACGAACCGCAGTCTGCGCTTCACGAATGGAAGCACTGCTGTTGCTGACACCCTCCATTGCCCGTTGCACGTTCCGTAATCCCGCCATGCTAGGCACGGTGAAATTACAGGCGTCCTGAATTTTCTTCATGGCAACGGCCAGTCCGTTCAGGTTGGTGATCATGTTCACGTCTACGGCACTCCGGAGACGCTGAAGCGCACTCACTGTCTTACTGAGTCCGTTGCCGTTTACCGCATTTCTGATAGCAAGGAGCGCACCCTCAAGTCTTCTCAGACTGTTTTCGGCCTGTGTCGATTCACTGTGAATTTGTAAGCTAAGTACTCCGATATCAGCCATAGTCTGATCCTCCTTGCGGATGCGCTCCCCGTATTCTTACTGCCCGGACTCCGCTTTTGCCGCCTGTTCCGCCTGCCGTTTGAGTATGTTCTTGTTGAACTTCTCTATTCCGGCATGGAACATGGCCATCGCCAGTTTCGTCTGGTCTTCTTCCCGTTTCTTCCGAACGTCTTTCCTCGTGTCTGCTTCCAGTTTCTGCATAAACGGCTCTTTCGGATAGTCCGGCAGTTGCGTCCCGCGCTTCACGTTCAGTCCGCCTACCAGGAGCGGTACGCTTTGCAGGACAGCAATCATGTACTGCCCCATGTACCAGTTGTTCCGGTCCGCCAGTTTCTGTTCCATTTCCATTCGCATCTGGTAGGCTTTCCGGTACGCTCGTTTCAGTCCGTACTCGCCGTCCCAGTACTGCTCCGGTGTCATTCCCATCAGCAGATAGTGAGGAAATAGTTCGTCAAATATATCTCCATACGAACGGGGTTCCGCCTGCTTCTCGTCCTCCGTCAGACGGTCTCCCACGTAGGGGTTTCGTTCTCCTCGCCGCCTTCAGGCTCTGCCATCAGTTCCTCCAGCGGTTTCATGTAAAGTTTTGTCAGGATGCCCAGCAGGTCGTCCTTGTGGGTCTGGAATTTCCAGATCTCCTTCACCCTGTCCGGCGAAATATTCTTGTGATGCATCTGGAACGCACCCAGGAACAGATCGTCGATCATACTGTGCGGAAAGTCTGTGTCAATCTTAAATCCGCGCCGTTCCATGTTTTTCACCACGCGGGAGTTAAACTCCAGGGTGTAACTGTTGCCCTCTTTGTCCTTGATAATCAGTTTGGTGAAATCGTCTTTCTTTTCGTTCGCAGCCATTGGCTTGCCTTCCTTTCTCGCCGTGTCTAACGGCACTACATTTTTTCTCGGCATATCTATGCCTCCTCAGTGTTTATCTGAAACGCACGGGAGAGGAGGAAGATCTCCTCCCCCGTTGCTGTTTCATCAGTGGAAATCAGGATCCGGAACTGTAGGTAACAACCGTGCTGGGAGTGCAGTTGATGGTCATACCAACCGCTTCGTTCACGCCACCGCCGGAAATACCCGCAGAGATGTCGCCGCTCCACTCAAACTTGCCCATGTGGCCATCCGGCACTTCGCTTCCTTCAGAACCGGACGCTCCGAAGTACACCGCATACTCGTAGATGCTGTTTTCCAGGGCCTTGACCTTGGTGTAGTTTTCGGGCGTATAATTCGCGCCGAACTGGAATTCGGACGTGTCGCCGATACCGTTGATGTAAACCATTGTGTTCATTGCGGGTCGCTGCTCCGCAACCGTCCTTACCGGACTGCTTCATGTCGCCATGAAGATCAGACTATATCACGATCCGTTTCCGGACCCCTGCCATTTCCACCGCCTATCGCTTGCGGTGTACTCCCTTTCGGGATAGTCGTTGGACCTTCCTCATTGAGGCTTGGCTGCTGATTGTCTGCCAGTCAGGTATCATGACCGGCAGAGTTTCCAGCAATTAAACAGGTTTTCTATGCCTGTTACCAGGCAAAGGCGCATTTAACGTCTACGCATGTAGTCGGAGAGCGATGTGATGTCAATTCTCTCCTTCGGAGGAATCAGATCCGGGAAGGAAGTGATGTCGATCAGCTTCGCATAGGTGCCAGTTGTGGTCGTGCGGTACATCAGATAAGTCTGATAGGTAGAAATACCTTTTACGCTCGGCATATCTTTTGTCTCCTTTCATTTGTTTTGGTTACAAAAAACGCATGAACTGCGTGGATAGAATCCAAACCCGCAAGTCATGCGTCTCTTTGCTGTTCAGTTGATTCCCGTGTTATGCTGCGCGGTAGAAGTTCCCGTCCTGATCGACCATCGCTTCGTACCGTGCCACGTAACGGAACACTTTCGTGTTCCCTGCATTATTGATGTATGCCCCGCTTATTCTGGTAAAGTTAAGGGAGAGCATTGCCGTATCAGCGGCGGCAAACACCTTTCTGCACTGTGCCTTGGTTGTGGCAAATACTTCCAGCTGATAGGTCACCAGTGCGAAGTTTTCCACCGGCGTACTGCTCTGGAGTCTGCGGACCGTGGCATTGTCCATCTCGATCAGGCTGGCGGCTGGAAAGCTTGTCGGTTCGCTCGTAATGATCGTGCTGACAAATTTGTTGTTGGCACACAGCGGAGCAACAGACGGATAAACACGGTTGAATACTTTGGTTTCGTAATCAATCATCCGCTTCACTCCTTACATGTTGCTGAACATCCTTGCCGCCACGTCCGGTGCGTTCTGCTGAAGCCATCTCAGCGTGTTGTACATGAACGGTCTCGCTGGCATACCCTTTGTCCAGCGGAATTTGGCCACTCCGTCAATGGAGGCGTAGTACCACCATCCGCTGTCACGATGATTGTTGACGTCGTACTCCCACTCGATCTCGCCTTCCGGATTGTCGTTGGGAGACATTTCGCCCACAATGCCGGTACCGTACTCGACATATACCGCATAGGGTACTGCGGTAAAGATCACGCCGGTTCTGCTCCTGGCGTTGTACACGCCCTTGATGCTTTCTTCCAGCGCACCAGTCAGCACGGCGTTCATGCTCATGACGTTAATCTTCGCCACGGTTTCGCCCTGCGTTGTCAGTTCACGAATCAGGTCGTTGCAGCACTTCTCCAGTTTCCTTTGGAGTTCCCGCACTTTCCTGATCGCCTGATCAATGCTTTCCGTGCTGAGACTCATGGAGATGTTTCGGTTGAAACTCATTCGCCGTCACCGTCCGGTTCAGGCTCCGGTTCTGGTTCCGGTCCGATGGGATCGTCCTCGCCGTCCGTGATCCGTCTCAGTGCAATGCTGATACTGTTCAGGCTCGGCCTGACCGCCGTCACTTCGTACATGTGGCCCTTCCACCGGATGATTCCGGCTTCAGTGATCCCAACATCCTTTCCCATGACCAGCGTGTGCGTGTACCGGATATCCTCGCCATAGAAAGTATGCTGTGTCTGTCCGCTCGGCGTGGAGATATTCCCCTTGTACGTGACAGGCTGTCCGTAACTGTGGTGGAATTCCCCCGTGTGTTCGCCGTCGTCGTTCAGGTCGGTTTCAACACCATCATACGGAAAATACTCAAACTCCGTCTTGTTCCTTACCAGGCATCTCACGCAATCACCGCCTTACCGGATCGCCTGACAGAACGGGACAACGTCCTTCAGCATAGACTCCGGAACGTCCGCGTCACCGTAGTTGCGGTGAATTCCGTTTTCGATGTGCTGGATTTGCCCTTCCGCCCCGCGTTTACATAGCCAGTAATTGCACACGTTCAGCTGGACCATGGTGTACCGGTCAGGAACTTCCAGTCCGTCATATTCCGTCTTGTACGGATACATGCGGTTGAGTATTTTCTGTGCCGCCAGTTCAAGGTAGGTTTCCAGGATGCCCTGATCAATCTCGTCCTCGCCCACCATGTTCCGGAGCATGTCGAGTTTCTTCTCCGTGGTCATCCTGTCCATCTCCCTTACTTCTTTGTGGTTCTCCGGCTTGTACTCCGTGCTTTCGGTGCCGCTTTCGGCGTTTCTTCCTTCACCGCTTCCGGTTCAGGCTCTGCCTTTGCAGGCTCCACGGGAATTTGCATCTGGGTTGTTTCCGGTTCGTAATGTTCACCGGCGCGAACCCACTGTCCGTTCACCTTGATATTGCATGTTGCAATAGCCATAGTGAATCCCCTTTCATCTGAAATCTGCCCTGCGTGACCGCAACCAGTCACGCAGGGAAAATGTGCCTTACTTCACCTTGATCAGGGCAACCTCGTTCATCCGCTCATAACTGGGCAGGACGATCTCGGAAGCGAAGGTGTTCAGGTTCACGGGATGGCTGTCCAGGATCTGGGTGATGGCGATACCGTTGTTCACGACCGCCACTTCAGCCTGTCCGCTGCCCATCAGGTCAGCTTCTTCAGGCGTGGTGCCGCGCCAGGTGTTGCCCAGCGCACCGTCCGGCAGAACCGCAACGTAGTAGTCCGGCACGAACTTGGCCGTCACGCCGTCCTCGTCCTTGTACTGCTTGTCGTACAGGATGATACCGGCCAGACCCAGCGCATCCTTCAGCACGGTCACGATCTGAGCATCGGTCAGATAGCCGACAGCCAGTCCGTTCGTGGTCAGGAACAGGTCCTTAATCGCCTTGATGCTCCGGAACAGTTTGAAGGTTTCCTTGTTCATCAGCAGGTAACTGCCGACGCCGCCCTGGGCCGCAATCGCATCCTGGGCCGCACGAATGTCGGTCAGCGGATCAGCGGTCAGCGCATGATCCCAGGTATTGTCCCCGGTCAGCGGGAAATAGTTAGCGGCTTTCCACTCGCCCTGCGGATCGTAGTTGTAGGTGTAGTTCACACCGTTCGCCGCAATGGTGATGCCCACGTCGCCGTTCGCAGGGAACAGCAGCTGCATGATCTCGCGCTCGGCCACAACCAGCGCACCTTCCAGCAGCTGATTCGCATCATCGAACACCCGGTTCAGGGCGTCGTTCATGTAGGGATCGTTCTTTTCACGAATCCGCAGGATTTCCTGCCGATCCTTTTCCTTGATCTTGAAACCCTCACGGAAGAAGGGCATTTCAGTCTCAAGCAGTTTGATGCCTTCACGGCCACGGAAGGTGGCTTTGGCATCAAATGCGCTGGGCATCAGGGAAGTCGGGACACCCTTGAATCCTTTGATCCAGGACAGGTCCAGACCGGCCTTCTGCTTGCTGGGGAAGAAGGTTTCGCCCAGATAGGGAATCTTGTTGCTCTGCGCTTCTTTCCAGTTGGCCGCGATGATCTTCGGGCCTACCATCTTACGAAACTCGGTAAGATTCATATGATTGGTCTCCTTTCATTCAGTGTTGATGTTGATTTTCCGGTTATACCGGCCATTGTACGTGCCGGAGCAGGTGTCCGCATCCGACCCGCACGTCTGAGTAAATGTTCACTCCGCTGGCCCTGCACAGGGAGCAGAAGTAAAGGTCTTCACTCAGCATTCCCCGGTTTGCGTCTCCGTAGTTCACCCAGTCGTACCACGGGTACGAAATGTTCCGGAATACGTCTGTTTTGATCAGAGCGCATCCCATTCCGCCGCCGTGAACCTCAATCTTGGTTTCCCCGTTCTCAGCCATCCGGTGCATTTCTTCCGCCGTATACTCGGACTCCAGCGGATAGTGGTAATACGCATTGCCGTCCGCGTCCTTCAACCGGCAGATGCATGTCCGCCCGTGGTACAGGTTGTCCGGACCACGATGGGCATAGTACCCAAGGCATACATCCCGTGCGTCCTCCAGCAGCAGTTTCAGTGTGTCCTTCGGCAGCACCACGTCGTTATCGACCATGAGTACATAGTCGGCATTCAGGTCTAAGGCTCTCTGGGCAATCCGGTTTCTCGCCGTCGCCACGTCGTAGCCGCGAACCGAATCAAACGGCGTTTCCAGTCCGTCCCTGTCCAGATCCCACAAGCTTTTGTAGGTGTCCGGATAGATCGTTTCAAAGGTCGGAACCGCAATGAGTATTTTCATCGGTTACCCCCGATCAGGTTTCTCCGGTTTCGCCGGTCTCCTGCACACAGATATTGGTGCGGAACACGATTCCGGGCAGTGCGCTGTACAGGCCAGCCACATAGGTCACACCGGAATGCTCCTGGGCAACCTTCGCATTGATGATGCCCTGCACCACCAGCGCAGCGTTCGGATTCTCGGCGGTATCCACGTCATACAGCAGAACGCCGACCGCACCGGAACCGGTGGTCGCAGCACCGTCCGCATCGATAGGCGTACCGGCCTTCACGACGGTACTTCCGCCAACGGGTTCAGCCAGTTTGGCGGGAATCGCCTGGAAATCCTTGGAGGCGAGAATCTCAACACCGCCACCGATAGAAGTCTCAGAATACTTCATGTGTTTCTCTCCTTTCAAAAGAGTTAATATTGTCCATCGGTTCAAGCCTTCAGGCCGAACCTTCCAGCTTTACCGCAGGTACCCCTGTAACCCGTCCCTGACAGACTTTTCGTTCGCAGCACGTTCCCGTCCGAGACGCTTCGCCATTTCAATGGCCGCTTTCTCTTCAGCATCCTCTTCGCTGCTTCCGCCTGCTCCAGGACCGGGGATCTTGCCAAACTCAAGGCGAAGTGCCTTTTCCTTGGCTGTCCATGCTTTCTGAATCAGCAGCAGGGCATTGTCGATGTTCTCGCAGCCGATCAGGTTCTCAGCGATCTTTCCGGCGGTATCCTCGTCCACGCTGAGTTTCGCCATGACGCTCTTGGTGGATTTGGCTCTGGCAACCTCCTTCCGGAGTTCCTCCAGTTCCTTTGCCGCCTTTTCCGCAGCTTCCGCTTTGGCGTCCGCGTCGATCTCTTCCTGCGTTTTCTTGGATTGCAGTTCCCGTTTGTACTTCGCTGCTTCCTTGGTCGCGTTGTTGATGGCTTCCTTCTGTTTCGCCATCTCCGCTTTCAACTGCTCGATCTGTGCTTCCAGTGCCGCTTTTGCTTCCTCCGCACCGTTTCCGCCGGTTTCACCACCGGCACCGTCGCCGTTCTGATCGGTTCCGGCAGGACTTTCGGTGCTTTCTGCACCGTCACCGCCGCCGTCATCCGGTGCAAACAACGCCGCAAACCCAGGACTCATCCAATACCCGTTCTGATTCCGTAACATGTCTATTCTCCTTTGCGCTTTTTAAGGTGACATCTCCGCACCATTTGATTTTGCGCTTTTATAGTGGATCTCCCCACTCTCGCGAGTTATTTACCGTCGCTTCTCTGCGACCTATTTCAAACAGCATTTGCTGTCAGAAATCATTCTTCCGGTGCTTTCCAGACCGGAGCCAACCGACATCTGCAATTCCAGTGGGGTTTGGCTGGCACCTCGTCAATCGGAAAGATCCGACCGTCCAGTGTGCCGCACTCGTGGCAGACCTTCTCGTCCTTCATGGTCACCCACTCGACCCACTTCACTCCGGCATCCTGCATTGCCATAATCATGGCGTAGTCCGTAAAGTTGATCGCATACTGCCCCAGTTGCTGACTCCAGAACCGCAGTGCCTTGTCAATCTCCGCATTCCGGTTCTCCGCCACTTCCAGTGCTTCCGCCAGCCGGTACGCTTTGCGCTCCGTTTCCGTGTCGAACCGGTACAGCGTGACAAAGTCCGTTTCCTGCAATACCCCGTCAATCCACTCGTCAGATATCGCTTTCTCGGCCATTGCGTGGGCCTTACGGGGCGGTATGTCGCACAAGGCACACATCAGCAGGTATGCTTCAATGGCCACCTCGTAGTACCGTTTTTTCGCTTCTCTTGCGCTCTTCCGGTACACCGTCTTGACCTCGCGGATGATGTTCAACTCATCCCACTTCGCCATCTTCAGCCGACCGAACGCTTCCAGGTTGCTCCGGTTCATGCCCTGAATGGCTTTGTCACAGGCCCCGTAGTAATCAACCGTCCTGACGTCCATACCTTACAGTCCGTATCTCGGCGTACTCCGCCGTCCCCTGTTCGCACAGGCTATCGAGTCATACACCTGGTTCGACTCTTTCTTGATAAACCGCTTGCCGCATACCGGACAGATGGCATAACTGCCTTTCGCGTCCCCGCCTTTCTTGCCGCCGTCGCCTTCCGCCTGTGCCTGGATGCCTTCCGGCGTGTTCGGGTTGGTGGTATCGTCCTCTTTCAGCGGAACATCGTCCGTTTCCATGCCGACGCCGTTCAGTCTGTCCAGTTCGTCCGCCAGCATCTGCTGATAATCGTCATAGATAATGGCGTCGCTTTCCGGATCACGGCTCAGATGGCTGAACTTGAACGCCTGGATCGCAGGCATACCCGCCGTCCGCAACGTGCTGAACGACTGCGTCTTCACCAGCAGGTCTTCGTAACTCTGCCGCCAGAATCGAGGTTCCAGATCGCTGATCTTCAGTCCGGTCAACGTGTTTGTGTCGTTGCAGATCTTCAGCACGACCTTCAGGAAGTCGGTCTCCGCCTTTTTCCACATGGTCTGTGTCTGCAACGCCCTGCTTTCCGCGTGCCACCAGCCGTTCTTCATGATGACCGCGCCGTTGTTGCTGCTATCGCCGCTGCTGGCGTCGCCCTGGCTCGGCATACCCACAATCTTCAGCACAATCTGCTCCATGCTGTGCAGGAGGCTGTTCGTCTGGCTCTGATCCAGTTGCTCATTGAGATAGTAGAGTTTCTTTCCGCCGCCGCCCTGTCCGGCCTGACTCGCCGGAAGCTTGATCGCACCGAGATCCTTCAGTTCCAGGAAGTCTTCCCTGCTGATGTCCACGCCGTCGAACACCATCAGTGCCTGAATAAACTGCTCCAGGCCGTCCAGCTGATTGCTCAGTGTCAGGCTCATGGCGTTCAGCAGTTGAATCACGACCTCCGCAGCACCGATATAATCCGTGTTGCACGGGTACTCTATCAGCGTAACCATGCCGAAGTTGTGCCGCACTTCCTTGGTAATCTTCAGTCCGCTGTCCGTTCCGGTCGTGTACGGCAGGCCTTCAATCGTGTAGGTCACGTCCGGCGTATACACCGTGTACTCCACTGCGTTCTCCGGCGGATCACGGTACACATAGGTCACACCCATGACCACTTTTTTCTGGGCGTCGTTGTACCGCACCACGAACGTGTTCTCCACGTCAGGCACCGCAATCTCAAACGGTGCCTCGTCCAGGTATTCTCCGACGTTCTTCTCGTCATGGAATACCAGCCGGTACGCCACGCCGCAGACAAACATTTGGTAAGCCAGATTAAAATCGTCCGTCTGCTTACCTTCGGCAAGCATCATGTCGTTAATCTTTGCCACTTTGTCAGGAATCTTCCGGTTGCTGTCGTCCACGCCATTGTTTCCGCGCCTGGATACGTACTGGATCGGCTCCCCTGCGAACTCTGCGGTCTTGAACGTGTGGATGGCATTGGCGTAATTGACAACAATCTTGTTGTTAATCTCTGCGTTGTACTGCTTCGTGCGCTCCAAAATCGGCTGGATTCCCCTGTCGTACTTCTTCAGGAAGATTTCCTCCCGCCGGTTCAGATGATGGACGCTCAGTGCTTTCTGGAGTACGTCAATCACGTTGTCCCGCGTTATGTTCTTCACGCCCGTGAAGATCTGCCGCCGTCCATGCAGTGTGTTAGAGAGATCGGTATCGTCTATTCCGCCCACAACCGTAACGTCATAAGCTTCCAGACCCATGAACCTCACTCTCCCTTCTGTAAATAAAAGACGCTGAAACAACGATTTCTCGCTATTCCAGCGTCTTCAGTACTGCCTGCTCCGGTCCTTGGGAAACCTTGCGTATTTTGTGGTGCGCAAACAAAGCAGACACTACGTCCTCGATTGCATTATAGACAATATATTGCGGCTTGTCAACACTCTAAGCACTAAATATACTTCTTTTTGCAATATTTCTGTCAAAATTTAAAACGGACGGGCAAAAACCTGCACCTGGCCCGTAATAAATGTCTGTGCGTAGTCCGCCAGCATCGCCATCGCGTCCGGTACGTCGTCGTGCTTGTTGCGTCCTGCCATTGTGTACGAACACAGGAAGTTCAAAAAACGTCTGTACTCCTTGTCTTTCGCCACGCTGTCATCTTTAAATACCATATGTTCCTTGATAAACGGCGACGCCATAATGATCTTCGTCTCTTTTTGCTGCGTCGTGTACTTCGTGGTCAGTTTCGTCCGTCCGCCCTGCTGCTTAATCATTTCCTGCACCGCCTGGGCCACCCGTCCGCCTGCACTGTTCGACTCAAACCGCCCCATATGCACCTTGTGCTGGACGCACTTCTGGGCCAGTCTCGGCTCCACAATCTCCGGATTGCTGTTGTCGCACACCACGTCCTCAATATAGTAGTCCTGCCCGTACTGGTACGCGATCGGCATCACGCAGTAGTCCGTACCCCTGTCTTTCGTATCGCACACGCACAATATCGCATCCGGTTCACGATCCGGCAGTTCAAAGTACCGCCGTAATTCGTTTGCATCGTACAAAAGACCTTCCCGCTCAATCGGCTGGTTCATGTACAACGCTCTCCACTCCGTGTCCGCCATGACGTCCCGCTGCTCTTTATAAAACGCTGTGCTGAACCCAACCCCGTACATGTAGTCAAAGTTGCTCTCATCCAGTTCATTCAGTGCCGGTACCGCAATAAACTCCGCCCTGTCCGATCCTTCATACTGCCGCTCCAACCGACCGATCACGTCATTGACTGACCACCGCGTTGCGATGTGCAGTTCCTTACAATGATCGCCAATCTTTCTCTGCCGCAGGTCCGTGGCATACGTTTCCCACAGTTTATCAAGCCGTTCCTTACTTAACGCAACTTCTAATCCGCTGACAAGATCGTCGCAGTACAGCAGCCGTCCGGCCCGGTACAGACCGGCGTTCCCACTCCCAATCGATGTAAACTCCAGCGTTTCAAACCTTTTCCGCTTCCCAAGGTCAATCCGGTAGTCCTTTGCGTTCGTACTCGTCACGTTCACGTCCGGAAACACGTCATGCCACAGATATTCCCCGTTCTTGTCAAAGATCCGCAGACATTCGTCATACACGCCCCTGACAAATGCGTTGCTATGACTTCCGGTCAGGTTCGGCTCCTCCGGCCACCGCCCTGCTACCCATGTCAGCAGGAATATCGCCATCGTACTCTTTCCGACGCCTGGTGGCAGACTGATCCCCAGGATGTCCAGTTCATTGTCCATAAGCCGCTGAACACTCCGCACCACCGGCAACAGTTGCTTCCGCCTCGGCAGGTAAAACCGCTTCCTCGGTTCCCTGTTCCGCTCAATGTACTGGCAGTAGGCGTCGAAATCCACTCGCGAATCTGTCAGCAGACTCTTAAAGTACGTGTCCTCCAGGATCTCCGCGTCACGTCTGCCGCCTACCCGCCTGATCGCACCGCTGATTCTCCTCCGCAACTCACGGTTTACTTCGTGCAGTTCCGTCTTCCCCCGCTGTATCCCGTCGTACAAGATCGCAACCGCATCTCTATACACGCCGGGATCGTTCGGTCGCGACTCAATGCTCCGTGCTATTAACTCTCTCTCTGTCATGCTTCCTCCCCAATAAAAAACGGGAACAAGCCTCTTCAGGCTCATTCCCGCAATATTGCGTCTCTTGCCGGTCAGTTACCAGCGTTCGTCCTCGTCCGGATCGTAATCCGCCCAGTACCTCGTCCGGTTATACCATGCCTTTGTCTCCAGTTTCTCAGCGTTCCAACAGGCAATCACAAAGATCGCAATCACGCCGCATACCGCCACCGCTCCCCAGCTGCCTTCCGACGCTAATCCGATACACGCCAGAATCAGAATCGCTCCGATAATCACCAGCATCACCGCCCTTTTTTGTTTTTTCGGGATTTTTCGGAATCCGCTTTTCCGGAAACGATTATTTCTCGCGGACAGGGGTGGTCAGTCGCCTACCGTCCGGCTGTCATCTACCTCAAACCACCCGTCCTGCATATCAACGTCATCCGGTACCAGTACGATCTTGTACCCCATAGCACGGATCATCTCGTCCAGTTTGTCTGTACTCATGTTTAATCCCTTCGCTGGATTTAATTTATCGCTCACAAATTGCGAGTTCTTTCCCATCATACGGGCCAGCGCGTTTAGTCCGATCCCTTTCCTGTCCATGATCGCCCTGATTGCTTTCTTCACTAACATGCCTTTCATCTCCTGTCTCGTTCTGGCTATATACTAGCATAAGCTTTTATTCTTGTCAAGAAATTTTTCTTACCTTTTTTGTCTTTGGGGTGCGGAAGGGGGTGACCTCTTCCCAGTCCGCTGCCTGGTATTCCCTGACGGGTATATACCCGTCAGGGAATACGGCCGCGGCCGTAATATTTTTTTCAGGATCCTGAAAAATGTTTATGTTACCAGGGAAAAAAGAGCAAAAATAATTCTTACATTATATATATTGCAAACAAGAAAAAATATACAGCAAACAAGTAAAAATCTTATTTTGTATATTGACAAGAATTTGTTCTTGTTATATTCTCTTTACGGAACAAGTATTTATTCTTGTTACTATTGAATGAAGGAAGGCCTTGAAACATGAACAGAAAACAGATTGTAACCGCGTTACGTAACGCAAACATTGCAATGCATGATTGCAATATGTCCGATGTTATGCCGGAAGGCGAAAACAGAAAATTCTACTTGTCCGACGGTGAATTAATGGAACTTTATAATTCCTATTGTACGGGGGAAAAAGCTAAAAAGGATCCCATTGTAACCGAAAAAGTAGAGCTTGCGTATACTGACGGCGAGTACAGCTTTTTCACAAAAACAGTCGCGCGACTGTTTATTATTGCATTAAACATTTTGCGCGTTGCGGGATCCATTGTAACCGGCAAAAAAGCTTCTGATTTAGTCTCTTGTTTATGGGTTGTACATCATATGGCAAATAAGTTAGAAGGAATTGATAGTATTTCCTCCTCTGTACATGATAATTGTTTTTGTAAAATGTGGCGGAATATAGTTGACTGTATATGTCAATATTGTTACGCGCACAACCAACAATCATATCAAACCGGTTTAAAAGAACACAACATTCTAAACGGGATTATATTGCGAAATGTACTTTTGCCGGTTGCCGCGTTTAAAAAGCTGGTACTTATTTTCCCTTATTTACGTATTGAAAGTTTCGGCGACGTCGCCAACGAAACGCAAGCAAGAAACTATATCCGGATTATAAAAGCTTTTCCTGGTAAACGCTGCGCGATATGGTCAAAAAATCTTGCGATATGGAAAAAAGCTATTGAAAAAGAAGGGAAGCCCGCAAACACGACGTTTGTAGCAAGCTCGCCTTACTTGAATAAACCTATTGCGGAAACAATCCTAGAGAACTTCCCTTTTATTGACCATATATTTACAGTGTTTACGAAACAATACGCGAAAAAGCATAATATAACAATTAATTGCGGCGGCCGTAAATGTCTAGAATGCATTAAACAAAAAACAGGTTGTTATTTTAAAAATAATATCCTGTATATAAATGAATTGAAAAAGTAAACCTACACAAAATGCATGTTGCCGGGATCCTGCAGGCTGCAGGAAACATCCGGCAACATGCCTGCAGGCGTCAGGAAGGCTGCAGGCTGCAGGAAACATCCGGCAACATGCCTGCAGGCGTCAGGAAGGCTGCAGGCTGCAGGAAACATCCGGCAA